CCTGTTGAGACGGAGCCGGTTACACTTGCCGAGGCTGAACTATTCGCGCGGGTGGATGAATCGTCAAGCACCGAGGAAGATTTGTTGTCGGCTATTATTACAGCCGCCCGCGAATATTGTGAAAACTTCACGCGCCGTGCGCTTGCAACGCAGACCATAGAAGCGTATTTGCCGACATTCCCGGCAAATGACCGTTTTGAACTTCCATTCCCGCCGCTGCAGTCGGTGGCAAGTGTTAAATATAAGAATTCAGTCGGGATTGAAACCACAATGACAGTCGGAACGGATTATTATGTTGACAATGAAAGCAATGTCGGCGGCATCGTTTTGCCCTATGGATATACATGGCCGAGTTTTACGGAATACCCGGTAAACGCTGTAAAAGTGGTTTATGTAGCTGGATATGACGATACGAATCTTATGCCTAAAGCTATAAAGCAAGCAATGTGTCTGCTGATAAGCTACTGGTATGATAACCGGTCAGCGGTATCAGTAGGAAGCATATCAAGGGAAATGGAATTTGCCGTAAAGGCACTTCTTAACATGTACCGTGCAAAATGGTTTTAGTCATGGGGAGGAATCGTTATAAAAGAATTAAATATCGGTGATTTCCGTAAAAGAATAATATTCCAAACCTATACCGACAGTGTAAATTCAATTAATCAGCACGTCCCTATCCCGACCGACTATGCGACGGTATGGGGCAAAATTGCCCCTATTAATCCCCTGACCAAAAGCGGCGGCGTATATCTTGACGCGAACAAAGCCGACTATGAAGTTCCCTATCTTATAACAATCAGATATCATTCCGGGATTACGCCCAAAATGATTGTAAAATATGGCGGCAGGTATTTCAAAATTGCGGGTATTGTTAACGTCGAGGAACGCAACCAATTTTTAGAAATCACATGTATCGAGACGGTGGCACCATGACGCTTGAAGAATACGCGGGGAAACTTGCCAAGGTCACAAGCAAATACCCGGATTTAGCGGAAAAGGAATTGCGCAAACTCGCAAACTCATTTAAGAAAACCGCTATTGAAAAGACACCCGAATTTGAAAAGACACCCGATACCAATCCGGGAAGCGGAGATGATAACGCCAAGCACAGGCTTAAAAAAAGTTATCATATCAGCAAAACGCAACAGGCGGGAGATAACCTATACATTGAGTTTTACAGTTCAAGCCCGCATTACCACTTAGTTGAGCGCGGACATTATATTACTGATTCCAGCGGAATTGTCCTTGGATGGAAACCGGGGGTATTTATGGTTGAGAACACAGGCAAGGAACTTGATGCCGAAGCCCCGGCAGAGCTTGAAAAATGGCTTAACAAAATGGTCAAGAGGTACAATTTATGATATTGCTTACTGACATTATGACTGTTGTCAACAAGATGCTTTTCGATAAATTCGGATATAAAACGTATGGACGCGAGATAACGGAGGGCTTTGACAGGCCTTCCTTTTTTGTTGATTTTTTACTGACGGCATCCGATACGGAAAACCAGAATTATACAAGCAACAAATTGACCGTCAAAATAGTGTTTTTCCCGGCACAGAGCAAGGTAAGAGGAAACAGCGACCTTGTTAATCTTACGATGTATGACAATATCAGACGATTATTTGGCAACAGCATACAGGTTGGCAGCAGATATCTTCATCCTCAGAATTTCCGTATGGATTATGCGGGACAGAATCAGGATGTTATGCAGACAAGTTTTGACATTGATTATTTCTGTGACACCGATTTTACACGGGACACAGAAGAAAAAATGACTGATATTTCACTTAATCTAAAGGAGGCATAAACATGTCATTAGGATTACCAAGCATAGACATTGTATTTCAGAATACCGCGTCTACGGCAATACAGCGCGGCGAACGTGGCACGGTAGTATTGTTGCTAAAAGACACCGTACCCGCTACTAACCCCATTGTAATGACAAGCACGGCAGAAATACCAACATCATTAACGGCTGACAATATAGCACAGATTAACCTTGCGTGGCTGGGATATCAGAACCCGCCAAAGAAAGTAATCGCCTATATTATCGCGTCCGCAACGACTGACTATACTGTAGCGGAAACAGCGCTTGAAACCATGAAATGGGATTATATCGCGTTCCCGGCAATTGAAACAGCCGAAACGGCGGCGTTTGTTACATGGATAAAGGCTTGCCGCGACAGCAAAAACTTGAAAGTCAAGGCGATACTGCCTAACACTGTAGCGGACTATGAGGGCGTTATCAACTTTGCCACAGACGATATTATAGTCGGAACGACTACTTATACTGCAACGGAATATTGCAGCCGCATAGCCGGCATTTTAGCGGGTACCCCACTTACCATGTCAGCCACATTTGCACCGCTTACCGAGGTTGACGATGTGCCGCACCACACAAAGGCAGAACTTGACGCGTTAATCGCGGCGGGAAAATTCGTATTGTTTAACGACGGCGAAAAAGTAAAGGTCGCGAGAGCCGTCAACAGCCTTACAACGACTACCACAGCCAAGGGCGAGGATTTCCAGAAAATTAAAATCGTCGATATCCTTGACCAGATATACAGCGATATTACAACCACAGCCAATGACAACTATATTGGCAAATATTCCAATAATTACGACAACAAATGCATTCTTGTTGCCGCGATAAACACTTACCTTACGTCTATGGCTAAATCTGGAATACTCGATATTGATGAAACAAATTCGGTCAGTATCGATACGGACGCAAATCAAGCATATTTGGAAAGCAAAGAAACGGGCAGCACGGCAGATATGACAACGCAGGAGCTTAAAGAAGCCAATACCGGCTCTTACGTATACTTGACCGGCAACATTACGCCAACCGACGCAATGGAAGACATTACGCTCAACTTCTACTTATAAGGGGGGATATTAAATGCAGAGCTACAGCCAGGAACAGGTAATAAACGGTACATACGGGGAAGTATGGGTTTCCGGGGAATATTTAGCGGAAGTCATATCGCTGGAAGCAAAAGTTACACTTGATTATTCTGATGTGAACATGACGCGCGTCCTTGCCAAGCACAGAAAAATGGTAGGGTGGGAAGGTAAAGGAACTGTTAAGCTTAATAAAGTAACAAGTTTCTTTATTACCCTTTTAAGCAGCAATACCAAGGCCGGTAAACAGACAACATGCACGATTGTAAGCAAACTGAAAGACCCGAATGCAATAGGAGCTGAAAGAGTTGCACTGAAAGGCGTTACGTTCGACGAAATTTCGCTTGCAAACTGGGAGGCAAAAAAGAACGGCGAAGAATCAGTTGGCTTTGGGTTCACCGATTGGGAACTGTTAGACGTTATTTCGTCTGACTAAAGGGGAATATATGGATAGTAAGGTTGAAGTAAGCATTACCGGCACGGATGGAAAGACGATATTCACGCTATTATCAGAAAATATATGGCAACAGAAAGGGAAAAAAGTTAATGAACGCTGTTGAAAAGCTGTTAAAATTTGACGCTGGCAAAATTAAGGCACCGGAGGAAGTCGTTACAATGTATCTTGCCAAACTCGGCACTACGATTGATTTCCCCTGTGAATGCATACGCCCGGAAAAGTATTCGGAATTGCAGGAAAGCATGTATGAAGTGAAGCACGGCGACATTAAAAGCTTGACCCTTCAAAAGTCCAAAGTCATGACGATTGTCGAGGGATGCCCGAAAATATTCAAGGCAAAGGAAATCATGGAGCATTTCGGTTGTGTGACACCGCCCGACCTTGTAATCAAACTGATGCTTTCGGGCGAGATTGATGACCTCAAGGGTAAGATTGACAAACTTAACGGCTATGACGAGGAGAAAAGCGAGAAAGAGCGGGAAGAAATAAAAAACTGATAGAAACGGATGGGGAGATACAGACTATGTATCTCCTGTTCCGTTACCACAGTATCTATCCTGCTGATTATTATGAACGCGGGTATGGCGAGAAAAAGATAATCCGTGAATTTATTCACAAAGAAATCGAGGAACGCAACGAAGAAGCGGAAAGGCTGAATAACGCATAATAATTTTGGCTCATACTCCACAACCAAAATAATTTAAAGGAGATTTTATTATTATGAAAAACGATTTAATGATCTTTGAGCACAAGGAACAGGCAGTCGTAAGCAGTCGCGCGGTTGCAGAACGGTTTGAAAAGCGGCATGGTGACATTTTAACAAGGCTTGAGGGAAAAGCAAGAACAGCACCCGAACGTAAAGATGAAATTGGTTTAATCGAACAAGTTAAGGGTACGGGAAATCCCGTAGGGCTATATTTTATCAAAAACTATTATAAGGATGAAGTTAGCGGAGAAATGTATCGCGAATACCTTTGCACCCGTGACGGGTTTTCTCTTTTGGCAATGGGTTTCACCGGGCAAAAGGCTCTTGAATGGAAATTAAAGTACATTAAGACTTTTAATGAAATGGAGTCATTCATAAAAGAGCGCCAGTCCAGTGAATGGCTCCTTACCCGCAAGCAGGGCAAACTTATCCGTCGCTGTGAAACCGACACGATAGCAAACCTGATTAAATATTCCGAAGCGCAGGGAAGCCGTAATATGCGGCGGCAGGCGTACAATATCTATTCTAAGTTAGTTAACTCGCTTGTTGGTATCGAAACCGGGCAGCGTGAATCCGTGCCGTTCAAGACCATTGCAACAATTGGTTTTCTTGAAGACATGATTTTGCACACCATTGACGAGGAAATGCAAAAGGGTACGCATTACAAGGAAATTTACAAGGTTTGTAAGGCAAACGGCGAGCAGATAATGAGGTTCGCTTATTTGCCAAAATTAGTTGCATAGGCAAGCAAAGCGGTGTTATAATTGTGTAAAGTCAGATTTTAGGGGAGGACATATTAATGGAAACACTGTTATCCTTGCTTGCGTTTGCGGCGTTTATCGCATTTATTATCGGAATGATAAAGCCGGGGTTGGTCGTGTTTTGGAGCAAAAAGAAATCACGGGGTATGGCGTCGCTTTATATTGCGGCATTCTTTGTGTTCTGCATTATTTTAGGAATAATATCACCCGAAACAAATACGGCATCGGTTACGCCAACGAGTTCGGCGGTAAGTTCCTCGGCGGTTACATCTAAAGCGAAATCAAAAGAAACGGTCGTATCGTCTAAAGTATCGGCTGCATCGTCTAAGGTAGCGAAAGCTAGTGTATCAAAGCTGGTTAGTTCATCCGCAAAAACATCTTCATCCGCCAATAATAAAATTGACGCTTTTGTAACGGCTTATAATGATACAATTGGGAAAATGTCTACGATGGAAAATGTGCTGGTAGTATCCTTATCACAACCAAATGACTACCGATTTACTATACAAAACAGGTCAAAAGAAACAATTACAGAGTTTGATGCTCAAGCGATCGTCGATAGCGGAATTTCTTTTAAAAATTCGAATGGCTCATTGAAAAAAGAAAAAATCAATAGTGGCTACATATACAATTTGAAATGGCCTGTAGCGATAAAGCCAAATTCATCAAGCAATGTTTCTTTTTCAATGACGGATGAAATATCCGGTGAATATGATGTTTATTTTTCATTCGGGGCAGGAGACAAAGAAATTTCTTCTGACAGGGACTCAACATCAGGGCTTACTATAAGCCTTATGGCAGAATAATATATAAAAGCTCACCATATAAGGTGAGCTTTTATTATGCTTGAAAGGCGGTGAAAAAAATGAATTCTATGAACATTATCGAAAAAGAAGCTGAGACAAAAGCGGCAGTTCTTGCGGCTCTAAAAAGAGAAGCAGAAGAAAAGCCTATAATCCCCGAAAGAGTGGCAGCTCTTGCAGAAGCATTAAAGGCTTTTACATCTACCGAACTTTCGGTAGATGAAGTTAGCAAGACTATTGTTGACCGTTTGAAGTCTGTGGAGAATTTTTAATATTTTCCGCAATCAGGTAAACTTTAGCCGCTGTGCGCGCCATCAATTTCATCATTCCCGAATATGGTTCTTCTGCATCTTTCGCAATATATTGCTCAAAATCGGACATGACTTTTTCAACAAAATATTACCGCTTGTCGGAAAGGATTACAATGGCGTAGCAAAAATATTTTTTAAATTATTTTT